GCAAGTCTTACTACTGGTCGTACTCTAACACTTCCAGCCTCACCAACTGTTGGTGAAGCCGTAAGAGTCAAAGCACCATCAAATTGTAGCTCAACCAATACTCTTACAATTCAAAGAGCTGGTTCACAAACAATCGACGGTGAAACCTCAGTTGTACTTGAATCACCATATGCTGGTCTTGAACTAGTATACGTTGCAACAGATACTTGGAGAATCTTCTAACAGATTCTTTCTGGTATATTTTGGGGAGAACCTTTCGGGGTTCTCCCTTTTTTTATTATAAAGTCTATTTATTGTGTTGAGGTTCTAAAATGGCATATAATTTTAATAAAGGTAATACAATAGTTACTGAGGTTGTTTCACAAGATGACTCTAACAGAGATACAAAAATAGATTTTGGAGATAATCAAATAAATTTATTAACTGCTGGCTCTACTGTTATATCTGTTAAAACATCTACTGTAGAAATAACTGGTTCTTTATCAACAACAAGTGCCATAACGTCTTCTAACTTAACAATTGGAACAATAAATACAAGTAACATTTCTCTTGGAGGGATGTTGTTTTCAAATAAATCTGGTTCTGCTACAAATCAAGCTAGTAATCCAATTGGTTTATTTTTTAAATCAGACGGTACAGTCGCTTATGTAGCAGATATTACAACAAACAAGATATTTCAATATTCTTTATCATCTGCTTGGGATGTTTCAACAATTTCATATGCAAATAAGACAGCATCAGTGCTTGCAGAAGATACGACATTACAAGATATATTCATACATCCAGATGGAAACTATCTTTATGCAATAGGTCAAACTGGTGATGATATAAATCAATATACTTTGTCAACACCTTGGGATATTTCAACTGCAACATTTTTTGGTTCATCTTCTGTAAATGGTTATGAAAATACTCCAACTGCATTATTTTTCAAACCAGACGGAAAAAGCGTTTTTATTGTAGGAACCACAACAGACACTGTTAGACAACATACACTTGGGACAGCTTGGGATGTTAGAACAATGTCTACTTCTGTTCTCAATAGTTATTCTGTTACTGGTCAAGAAAGTTTACCATCTGGTATTTCGTTTACTTCCGATGGTAAAAAAATGTTCATGGTTGGAAGCACAACAGGAGCTAGATCAGTTTACGAATATTTATTACCTACGGCATGGGACTTAAATACAATATCAAAAGTTGTACCACATGATATTTCAAGCAACGGTGTGTTGTCAAATGCTGCAATCACAGCTTTGTATTTGAGATCAGATGGAACAAATATATATTTTATAAATAATGCTGGCGATACAATAGTTCAATACCAAACTGTAACAAGTTCCGTTCAGACCTATAATGGTTCTATCCAAGCAATAGAAGGTATCACATCTTTTGGTGCAGTTGCTGCTCCTTCATTATCTTCTAATACTTTAAAATCAATTTCTGGTTTATTTGGTACTATATCAGCTACTTCAACAATAAGCACTGTTGGTGGTGTTGTAGCTACTTCTGGTATTCTTGCTGGCAGCTCTATTTCTGGCTCATCAACAATACTTGCTGGTAGTGCGATTACTGGTTCTGGTGGATTATCAATCTCTGGTGCTCCTGCTAGTTTTAGTGCCACATCACCAATAACAGCCTCTGGTGGAATAAGTTTAGCTGGTTCTTCTTTGGAAACCTCATGGACTTCATATTCTGTTCAATGGACAACACAAGCGGCACCACAACCAGTAATTGGTAATGGAACCTTAGTTGGTTACTATAAACAAATAGGTAAAACTGTTTTTGTTAGAGTAAAAATGACTGCTGGTACAACTACAACATTTGGTACTGGACCATTTCTTTTTAGCCTACCTGTTAGTGCTTCCAATGCAGATGGAATTCAATTCCCATGTTCAATGCTAGATAATGGATTTGCGTGGTATCAAGGTATTATTAATGGAACGTATAGTGGATTTACAGAAAAGGCGGCAATTATAGCACTATCACCCGGCGGTTACAATTCATCTGAAGCGGTTACGTCAGTTCACCCATTTACTTGGGGAAGTACCGATAGTTTAATGTTTAATGGCTCATATGAGTCAATTTAGTAAATAAAACAATTAATGTGGTTTTTTCTAATAAAGCCTACTATTTATTTTTGATTATATATCATTATTGGAGTATTATTAATGTCTTCATTGTTAGAACAAGCTATCGTTGATGCTAAGGCTTTAAAAGAAGCAGCATATAAAAACGCCGAAGCCGCAGTATTAGAAAAATACTCAGTAGAAATAAAAGACGTTTTAAAGAAATTGTTAGAACAAGAAGAAGGAGTACCAGAAATGGCCCCCGATGCTGGTGCTGCTACCTCATCAGCAGTAACCGGTGAAGATCCAATAAAAGGTGTAGATTCAGCCGCAACTGATAATGAAAGACTTTGCCAATGCCCAGATGAAGACGAGAAGGTAAGTATTGATCTAGATGCATTAGCTGGTGCTGTTGAAAAAGAAGAAGCAGAAATGGGTGGTCCCGGTGGTTCTGCTGTAATGAGCAGAGAAAACGATCTCTTTCCTTCAATAGCAGAAGTCTTTACAATAGATAAAGATACTCTTTCAGAAGAACTAGAAGAAGAAATAGAACTTGATCAAGATGAACTCGGTTCAATGCTTGAAGAAGAAGTAGAATTTGAACTTGATCACAATCCACAATACAAAGGCAATAGTTGGTCCCTCGGTGGTGGAGTAACAAACCACGATGTTGACAATCTTAAGCTTTCAAAACTTGCAAAAGAACTTGCAAAGAAAGATGAAGAAACTGAAAAACTAGTTGCTGATAAAGAAGAATTAGAAGAATCTCTTATAGAGCTTACAGAAATATCTAAGGCTCTTGCCGATAAGGTTGAGAAGTACGAAGCAGTAGTTCCAGCCCTTAAGGAAAAGCTTGACGCATTTGCTTTGTCTAACGCCAAGCTTCTTTATACAAACCGCGTTTTAAGCAATGGCTCCTTGAATGAGCGACAAAAGAATAAACTTGTCGAAACGCTTTCAAACGCTAAAACCCCAGACGAAGCAAAAACAATCTACGAAACTCTTCAAAGTTCCGTGGTGGGTACATCAAACACAAGTGCTCCAAAATCATTGAGCGAAGCAGTTAGCAGAAATGTTTTAACTTCCATTCCAAGAAGAGTACAGGAGTCTGTTGAAGTTCCTGCACTTGAAAGAATGAAAATTTTAGCAGGTATCAAAAAATAACATTTAAGGAGTTATAATATGTCAATCATACAGAAATTAACTGAAGGCATGGTACAACGTGATCTTCAAAAGGAAGGCGCAGCCCTTCTATCTAAGTGGGAAAAGACCGGCCTCCTAGAAGGCATCACCGACGACCGTAAGCGTAACGGTATGGCTCGTCTTCTTGAGAATCAAGCCAAGGAACTTCTCCGTGAGTCCACCACAATGGCCTCTGGTGACGTTGAAGGTTTCGCCTCAGTAGCATTCCCAATCGTTCGCCGTGTTTTCGCATCACTCGTTGCCAATGATCTCGTATCAGTACAACCAATGAGCCTTCCATCTGGCCTCATCTTCTTCCTTGATTTCAAGGTAAACTCAACTCGTCTTGGCTATACAGCTGACGAATCAGTATATGCCCAAGGCGTAGTTGGTCGTGAAATCACAGGTGGTGTTAACCTTGGTCAAACAGGTGGTGTAGAAAAGGGTTTCTACAGCATGAACAACGGCTATTCATCACCAACTGGTACTGTTGATGCTTCTAGCATTGCAAACGTACTTTCACCAACACAAGTCTCTTCTTTAACAGAAGCACAAAAGGCTTACATCCGTTGGGATCAAGACGTTCTCGATCAATCAAGCGCATACGTACAAGTAATTGACGTAACAATCGCATCAGCTGATTGGGCAACCCTCAATAAGCAAAACTTTGTTGCATGGAAGCTAGTAGAAGGTACTTCTGGTCATCTTTCCGGCTCTTCCGCTGTACGTCGTTTAACAGACGCTACATCAGCTGCTAACACAGCTCGCTTTGTTCTCTTCAAGGATTCATCCTTCAGCGCAGTTGCAACAACAGCTAACGTAGACGTTAATGCACCAATTGTTGACGCTTTCCAAGCTTCACCAGCCGGTGTTGACGCTCTCGGTGCAATCGCCGGTACAGATACATGGGGCTTAGAGGCAAATGCTAATATCCCAGAGCTTGATATCAAGGTTGATTCAATCTCAGTATCAGCTATCACCAAGAAACTCAAGGCCAAGTGGTCACCAGAACTCGGTCAAGATCTCAATGCTTACCACAACCTCGATGCAGAAGTTGAGCTTACCTCACTTCTCTCAGAGCACGTAGCACTTGAAATCGACCGTGAGATCATGGAAGACCTCATCAAAGGTGCAACCGCTGGTACATTCTACTGGTCACGTTCACCCGGCTTGTTCGTCAATCGTACAACTGGTATAGAAGTTGGCGCATCAGCTAAGGCCCCAGACTTCACTGGTAACGTATCAATGTGGTATGAAACCCTCATTGAGACAATCAATGACGTATCAGCCCAAATCCACAGAAAGACTCTCCGTGGTGGCGCAAACTTCATCGTTTGCGGTCCAGAAGTTGCCAACATCCTTGAGTTCACCTCTGGCTTCCGTGCCAAGGTAACTCACGACGATGAGAAGGGCGAAATCGGTGCAGTCAACGTTGGTTCAATCTCCAAGAAGTTTGACGTATACGTTGCAGCCGACTTCCTCCGCAACGTAATCCTCGTTGGTCGTAAGGGTAGCTCCTTCCTTGAAAGCGGTTACGTCTACGCACCATACGTCCCACTACAAGTCACTCCTACCATCTTTGGTCAAGAGGACTTCGTTCCACGCAAAGGCGTAATGACCCGTTACGCCAAGAAGATGGTCAGACCAGATATGTACGGTCTTGTCATCGTCCGTGGCCTCCTCGGTGAGAGTGGCGGCACCTAATCTATCCTAGATAGATAAAGAATCCCCCGGTTAGCAATAGCCGGGGGTTTTCTTTTGTTTCTTACTATTTACAATGAGATAAGGAGTATTTATTGAATGGCTCTTCCTACGTTACTACCTGCAAGTACTTTAAGCGCAGTCGTTCTTCCAGTTACGGGAAGTCCATTAGAGGTAACACAATATTTACCATTTGCAGTATATTCTGGTTCTAGTGCTTTCCTATCTGGGGCATCAGACCAAGTAGCTTATGTTTATAAGAAGTTAGGTGGTGATGTATTAGATATTGAGTTAACTGTTGGTAATGTTTATGCTGCATATGAAGAAGCAGTGTTGGAATACTCCTATCTTATCAACCTTCATCAATCACAAAACGCTTTGCCAACATTATTAGGCAAAACAACTGGAACATTTGATCATACTGGAGAACTAACCAACGATATTGGTGGAAGAGCAGAATTAGCTTATCCAAAGTATAATCTTGATATTATTAGAAAAGTTGGTGATGCTTATGCGCTTGAAGGTGCAATAGGTATGAACTCTCGTATTTATTCAGCATCAATACCAATAGAAGATGAAATACAAGATTATGACATACAAGCTATTATTCAATCTGCTTCTGCAAATAATTACGATCCAGCAACTGGTGGACCAGTACCATTTTCTGGTTCTGTTGCGGGAAAGAAAATAACAATAAGAAGATTCTATTATAAGACACCAGCATCAATGTGGAGATTCTTTGGTTACTATGGTGGTCTAAATGTAATTGGTAATATGTCTTCTTATGGACAATATGCAGATGATAGTACGTTTGAAGTTATTCCTGCTTGGCACAATAAACTACAAGCAATGGCTTACGAGACTTCAATCTATACAAGAAATTCTCACTATTCATTTGAGATCATAAACAATAAACTAAGAATATTCCCTGTTCCAAATTCATTTACCCCAAGATATTTCTGGATTGACTTCAGCGTTGATGAAGATGGTTGGGTAGAAGATGGTAATGCTACTGGTGATGCTGGTACAGGAACACAAGCAAACACAGGAATAGGTGGTATCAATAATATGAATACACTTCCGTTTGCAAACTTACCATATGAGAATATCAACTCTATTGGTAAGCAATGGATTAGAAGATTCTGTTTAGCTCTCTGCAAAGAGATACTAGGACAAATACGTTCTAAGTTTGCCACTCTTCCAATACCCGGTGAATCTGTAACACTTAATGGAACTGCTTTGATTGCAGAAGGAAAAGAGCAACAAGAGAAGCTTAGAGAAGAGCTTAAGACAATACTTGAGAAGATGACATACGTTAAGCTTTCTGAACAAGTTGCTGCTGAATCAGATAATATTCAAAAGATTGAATCTAAGGTTCCATTCAACATCTTTGTAGGATAACATGCAACAAACAAAAGAACTTACAGCATATACAAGCAATATAGAGCAGATAGATGCTGCTCTATATGAATGGTTAGATGAACAAATAAACGTTTATTCTACAACAACAGAGGGATGGAAAAAAGTTCCTATTATTTGGTTGTCAGCAGAACGTGCATTTCAAATGAAATCTGATAAAGACATTCGTGATTCATCTGGTATGGTTAAACTTCCAATCATAACAATTGATAGAACATCAATCAACAAAGACCCAACTAAACGTGGTTCCTTCCCAGCAAACATATATCCACAAAAAGATGAGCGAGGAAACTATGTTGAGATTTCAAGAAAGGTAAATCAAGAAAAATCAAACAACTTTACAAGAGCCACAGTTGCTAGTAGTAAGTTTTCTCTTAGAGATCCAAGGGCAATAAGAAAAACTGTTTATCAAACCTCTACTATTCCAATACCAATACATTTAACCATAATGTACACGTTAAATGTTAAAACAGAATACCTACAACAAATGAATCAGATTATTCAACCATTCTTTACTTTCAACAATAATACCAGACACTTTGCTTATGTATCCAAAGAAGACCATAGAATAGAAGGATTTGTAAAAGGTGATTTTGGAACAACAAACAATTCAACAAACTTAGCAGAAGAAAGAAAACTATATACCTCTAAGATTGAGATTGAAGTGTTGGGAAGAATATACGGAGCGGCAGAGAATCAAGTTAATCCAAGACTTTCTGTTAGAGAAAATGCAGTAGAAGTCAAGATTACAGGCGAAAGAACAATCTTTAATAATAATAACGAATAAAATAAATTGGTTGTCTTTTAAAAGAATAGACTACTATTTATTTATGATTTTCAATATTTTCTGATTAGGAGTGCTTTAGAATGGCTGCAAATAGATTTAAGTTTGTCTCTCCCGGTGTATTTATCAACGAAGTTGATCAATCAGAGTTACCAGCAGTTACCCTCGGTGTAGGCCCAACTGTTATTGGTCGTTTCCAACAAGGACCAGCAATGCGCCCAGTTCGTATTGGTTCTTATGCTGAACTAGTATCAACCTTCGGCGCACCACTTCCCGGTGGCACAACTGGTGGTGATGTATGGAGAGAAGGCAATAAGCTAGGTCCAACATATGCTGCCTACGCTGCCAAAGCATGGTTATCATTCAATAACTCTATCAACGTCATAAGACTACTTGGTACTGAGCACTCATCAGCAGAAGCTTCTGGTAAAGCTGGTTGGCAAACCGATGCAACCAATCCAGCTACTTCTGGTGGTGCCTATGGCTTGTTCCTAATCAATTCAGCCTCTGCTGGTACTTCTGGTACTGGTACACTAGCTGCTATATGGTATCTTAATACTGGTTCCATTGCTCTCTCTGGTACAAGAGCAGGCTTTACTAACACAATATCTGGTTCTAACGTACTTCTAAAATCACAAGGCGCATATTCAGAATTCAAAGCTGAAATCTATGGTGCTTCTGGAACAAAGATTCAAGACGTAACCTTCAATTTCAGTCCAACTGATGCGAAGTTTATTAGAAAAGCATTCAATACCAATCCAGTTGCTACTAACTCAGCCGTAACTAGAACTGATAGCAATGCATACAAGACATACTGGTTAGGTGAAACCTTTGAGAGAAGCGTTGACGAATACGTAACTAATGTTGGTTCTGGTCAAGTATATGGCTTTATCGCCCCATTGGCAGAAGGAACAAACTACGGTGCCGTTCATCGTCGTCCAATGCAATCAGCAAAAACCGGCTGGGTTATCTCACAAGATCTAACTGTCAACAATGCTTCATACTCAGCAGAAGCACAAGTCAAATTATTCAGAATTTCAACACTTGATTCTGGTGATTGGGAAAGCAAGAATCTTAAGATTGCAATTGAAGATATCAAGGGTCCAAGAAACAACTTTGAAAGATATGGAACCTTTACAGTTGCAGTAATGGGTGCCGATCAAAAAGATGCTGCTAACATGGTAGCATTAGAAAGATTCTCTGGTCTTACAATGGACCCAAATTCACCAAATTACATTGCTAAGAGAATTGGTGATAAGTATCTTGCTTGGAGCAATACCGAGAAGCGTTATAATGAATATGGTACTTATTCAAATCAATCAAGTTACATTTATGTAGAGGTTGATCAAGAAGCAGCACAAGGATTTGTTGATCCTCTATGCTTACCATTCGGTTTCTATGGTCCTCCAAGATTCAAGGGATTCACAGTAAATAGCGGTTCTTCTGCACCTTCAAATACATTCGTAACAAGAAATGCAGTTAGAGCAACAAGCGTAACCCCATTCCTTGATGTTTCTACCCTTAATTTCACAGGCTCCTTTGTATTCCCATCAGTAGCAGTAAGAGTATCAGCATCAGCTGCACAACTCTCACAACCAACTGATGCTTACTTTGGCTTTGATGTAACCAAGAAGGCTGCAAGAAACGAGATTGATTACAGCTTCCGCGATGTTCTTCGTCCTCCCCCATCAGCTTACGTTAACTACGTAGCTTCTGAGAGCAACAGAGAATACTCATTCGTATTCAGCTTAGATGATGTTTCTGGCTCTTCAACAGGCGGTGTTTATGTATCTGGTTCAAGAGTAGCCGGTACATCATTAACTGCTGTAAACTCAAGCTACACTGGCGTAATTGATGCTGGTTACGATCAATTCATAATGCCACTCTTTGGTGGTAATGATGGTGTTGATGTAACAGAAGCAGAGCCATTTGGTAATCACTTACTAACCGGCACACCAACAGAGACAACAAACTATGTTTATCACACCCTTCGTAGATCAATCGATACAATAGCAGATCCAGAAGTAGTAGTTACAGATATTGCCTGTCTACCCGGTGTTACCAAGGAATCAGTAACAGACCACTTGCTTGAAACTTGTCAAGCCCGTGGTGATACATTAGCTATCATCGACCTTCCAGATGCTTACATCCCAGAGACAGAATCAACCAATTCTGATGCAACAAGAAGAGGAACATCAGTAGCTTCAATCGCTTCTTCATTCAAGAATCGTTCAATCAATAACAGCTACGGTGCTGCTTACTATCCTTGGGTTCAAATTGCCGATGGTTCATCTAGATTATGGGTTCCACCATCAGTCGTAGCTCTTGGTGCTCTATCTTATGGACAGACAGCTTCTGAACTTTGGTTTGCTCCTGCTGGCTTTACCAGAGGTGGCTTATCAGCTGGTCGTGGCGGCTTGCCTGTTCTTGATGTATCAACCAGATTGACAACTGCTCAACGTGACACACTCTATGAGGCAAACATCAATCCAATTGCTAAGTTTGCAAATGAAGGTATTGTAATCTTTGGACAAAAGACTCTACAAGCAACCCCATCTGCTCTTGACAGAATCAATGTTCGTAGATTGCTCATCTATCTAAAGAGAGAAATCTCATTGATTGCTTCAAC